GAGGAGATTGGTTGAGTAACGGAATGAGAATTCAACAGGATGTTGACGGATCCTACCGTACTTATATACAGTTCAGCGGACAAGGTAACTTACATGGATTCTCAATAGGAACAGGTCAAAGTACAAGTCCACATGCACCAGGAGATATAGGTATAGAAGAGAGATTCAGAATTGATTCATATGGAAATATCTCTATGAACAAATCAATACCTAATGCTAAATTAGATGTAAACGGAGATACTATTGTAACAGGTTCTTTTACAGTAAAAGGAAATACAGTAACAACAGGAACTGCTGCAGTAGGACTTTCATTAACAACAGGAACATCGGCAGCTGTAGGTACAAACCTAACAGTAGGAAATATAGCAACTATATTAAATGTACCAGCAAGTGTTGAATCTAACCCAAGGGTATTAACAGTAAGCCAGACAGCTGGCTCTATAGGGCAGATTCAATATATTACAGGTACTTTTCCACTAGGAGGTATTGTAATGTGGGCAGGGTCACCAACAGCACCTCCAGCAGGTTGGACACTCTGTGATGGTAGAGCACCGGTAGGAGGGGTAACAATTCCAGATTTAAGAGAAAGATTTATTGTAGGAGCAGGAGGAAAGAATAATGAGGTAGTAACATACGATTTTACTACATTTACTATAAATTCAAACTTAACTTTTAATACAGGGAATTCATACGTACAAGGAACGTTTACTAAAGTAAGTAATACTTCTATGGTAACGAATCCTACCCCTAGCACAGCGGTTTTTAATTCTAATATGGGTCAAAGCACACCAGGCACACCGGACATTGGCAGACAATACGCACTATACTCACTAGTAGGTAATAGTGCAAATACATCGTACTTCTTAGTGTATCATCAAGGTCTAGATAATTACGTATTATACAGAGGTTATGTACCTGCAAATGGAACTAATGTAACAACAGGATATCCATACGTACTATTCCCACCAGGATCTATAGCAGTATTATCACAAACAGGTAACCTAGTAACACATAGACCTAATATTAGTACGATACAATGGGTAGCCGATATAAATGGATATACAGTAGGAGAAAAAGGAGGATTTAACAACGTTAAGTTACATACTTCTGAAATGCCTTCACACAATCACGGTTTCACAAGAAGTTGGAGAGATAACGGAGATTATGGAAGAGGATTAGAGACAGGGGATACCGAAATAGGTACTCAAGATTTCCCAACACCTCCTAATGAGGGAAATATACATTTTACAGGAGGTAATTTCCCTCACGAAAACAGACCACCTTATTATGCATTAGCATTCATTATATATACAGGTGCATAAAACAGAAGATTAAAAGAAGATATTTATAATAAAGTACTATGGCAATAACATTTAGAACAAGTCTAGGAGCAGCTCTCACCCATGCACAAATGGATGAGAACTTTTCTTCTGTATATTTCTCAAGTTCCATTCACAATATACCTAACTCTACTTCAAAAGAGTTAAAATTATGGTTTGATAACGATACAGCCTCCCCAACATACCACAGTGTTGAATTACCAGCACCAGGAGGAGGAACAGTAACAATAGATGGTAATCAAAACAATAATGTACTAACAGCAACTGGAGGGACATCACTTCAAGGAGAATCAAATCTTACTTTTGATGGAAGTATACTAACCCTAGCCGGTAGGTTTGAACCAGTAGATACAGTAGGAAATCTAAGTATAGGAGCTGGTGCAGGTCTAGCAGCAACTGCTGGAAGTAATATACTAATAGGAGCTCTTGCAGGACAGGATATAGGAGGTACAGATAACGTAGCGATAGGGGATAATTCTCTTGTAAGTGCAGATCAAGTAAGTAGTACGGTAGCAGTAGGGGATTATTCATTAGTAAATCTTACTACAGGGCATAGTAATACTGCAATAGGAGTTCAAACAGGTGAGAATGTACAAGCAGGAATGGGCAATATCTACATAGGGTATGCAGCAGGACCTCTTACAAATACTCCAACACAGAATAACAAACTATACATAAATAACTCACCAGACGATACACCTCTTATTTTAGGTGATTTTGCTACAGGTCAAGTAACCTTCCACAGCCAGGTGTCTGCATCGGTTTTCTCTGGTTCTTTCATAGGAAACGGAGCAGGATTGACAGGAGTAACAACTGAATGGGACGGTACTAGAAACGGTTTTGCACAAATAACAGGATCGTTAATTGTATCAGGTTCAACACCTACTACAGTTCAATTTCTAAACATGACTGCAATATCAGGATCTGTATTTTCAGGATCATTTGTAGGAGATGGATCAGGGTTAACAGGTATTATTGCCAACTCAGAATGGGATGGTACTAGAAATGGAAATGGAGAGATAACAGGATCATTTATTGTATCAGGTTCTTCACCGACTATTAACTTAAAAGGTGTTACAACCATTGATGAAAATATTAAAATACATAACCCAGACGGTTCATCAATAGGTATAGGGACAGGTACACTAAACAACACATCAGCTGCTAGTGTAGCATTAGGAGCATACGCAGGAGCAGGAGCAGATAACAGCACTACCTCAATAGGCTATTCAGCAGGTCAGAATGCTGGAGGTGAATCATCATATTTAGGGTACCTTGCAGGAGGAGGTAACAACGGTAAATACTCAACAGGGATAGGGAGTCTAGTGTTAACTAAAGCTAATGAATCGAGTTTTGAGACTGCCTTGGGGTACTTATCTTTATTTAAAGTAAATCAAGGATATGGAGATGTATCAATAGGTGCAGAAACCCTATCAAACTTAGAAGAAGGTGCATACAATACAGTTGTAGGTACAGGGGCTTTTAAGAACCTTATTAGAGGTAGAGGGAATGTAGCTTTAGGTTTTGAAGCAGGAAGTCCTAAGTTAGAAAAAGGAGGCTATGACAATGTATACCTAGGGCCTTATACAGGACGTGACGATGTAGTTTATGAAGAAAATCAACTTTATATAGATAATAGAAGAACAAACGATGCTTTAATAAGAGGAGATTTTAGCGATAGAATATTAACATTTAATGCATTACAGATATTCCTACCAGGATTATTAAATGAATCTGATCAATCCCCAGGAAATTTAGCAGCAATTAATGCACTACCATCTGGAGCTCTTTATAAGAGTTGGGACCTTGTAGTAGTTAAGCCATAATAGTAGAAAATAAAAATAAAAGAATATGCCAACAATCGGTAATCTAACAGTAGTAGGGCCTTTAATAGTATCAGGATCTATAATAATGCAGTCAGGAAGTGCTTTTCAAGGAAGTGGATCCTTTACTGGTTCTTTTTCTGGATCTTATGTAGGAGATGGATCAGGGTTAACAGGAATAACAACAGCCAACTGGAATGGAATTAGAAGCGGTAGTGCAGGTATTACAGGCTCTTTAACAGTTGTATCCGGAAGTACTTCACTTCAAGGAGTAACTATAGGGAGTACCTTAACCATATCAACAGGGAGTGCTACAGCAGCTAGTGTTAATGTATTTCACTATGCAACAAGCAGTCTCTCAGGAACAAATGTTTTAATGACTTTCCCGATATCTGCTTCAGCAGGTTATAGTGGATTTAAAGCAGACTACGTACTAACAACTGCTACTGAAAACGAAAAGAAAGTAGGTACATTACTAGGTAGCTGGGATAGATCGGGGAATGCAAGTATAACAGATAACCACGTAGTAGCAACAGGTGATGCAATATCAAGCTCTTTTAGCTTAGTTGCTTCATCTCTAACATCTGCTTCATTATATGTAGATGCAGTAGGAGGTAATTTTGAAATAAACATGCTAGTAACAGCATTTAAGAGACCAGTATAAAATAATATAAAACATGGCTAACGAACATATCATAAGTAATAATACACAGATATCAGGCTCACTTAACGTAAGTGGTGCAATATCTGCATCTGCATTCTACGGAGATGGATCAGGTTTACTTTACGTAACAGCTTCCTCACAGTGGAACGGAGTATTAACAGGTAGTGTAGATATTACAGGATCCCTTAGAGTAGAAGGTGGAAATATAGATTTAAGATTCTCATCAGGAGCATCAGGATCTTTTTCAGGATCTTTACAAGGAGATGGATCAAAGATAACAGGACTAAGCCTAAATGGATATCAAGCATCAGGAAGTAACTTTACAGGTTCTTTCTCAGGATCATTTACAGGAAACGGTTCAGGATTAACAGGAGTAACTGCTTCTTTCTTTACAGGATCCGTAACAAATGCTACATCAGCTTCTTTTGCAAGTACAGCTTCATATTGGAGCGGTTCGATAGCAAGTTCTTCTTATGCAGTATCAGCTTCATTTGCTGCAACAGCATCATACTGGAGTGGATCATTTACAAGTGCACAAACAGCATCATACGTTAACTCTTTAGTACAGGATGTACAGTTAACAGGATCTTTAGATATAACAGGTAGCCAAACAGTATCATCAACATTAGAAGTAACTGGTAAAATACGATCTACAGCAGGAGTTGACATAGTACCGACAAATGGAATACACTGGAAAACAGGAGGATTTAATACAACAGCAGTAGGGTCAGTAATATATAACGATGGTATAAGATTTTTCTCAAATGGACTAGTAACACCTAGAATGTTTATTAGTTCAAGCGGAAATATAGGTATTGCAACTATAACCCCAACTCTAGGAAAATTACAAGTAGAAGGAAATATCTACGCTACATCTGTAACAAGTTCTTTATTAGGAACAGCATCTTACGCCTCTCAAGCATTATCTGCTTCTTGGGCACCAATCCCAGTATCTGCTTCTTTTGCAACAACTGCTTCTTATTTTAATACAAGTGCATTAACATCATTAACAGCATTTAATACATTTACAGGTTCATTTAATACTGGATCTTATACCGGATCATTTACAGGAAACGGATCTGGGTTAACAGGTATAGCAGCAGAGTGGGATGGATCTTTATCTGGAAGTGCAAGTATTACAGGATCATTAATAGTAACAGGTACTGTAACAGCAAATACATTTGTAGGAGACGGGGCAGGAATAACAGGAATTGTTTCACCCACAGCCATTACAGCATCTTATGCAATATCGGCCTCATACACAGATGTAGTAGGGTTAGCAACAACAGCATCTTATACATTATTTGCAGAATCTAGTAATACAGCTTCTATAGCAGGAACAGCAGCTTTTGCAGAATCTAGTAATACAGCTTCTATAGCCACTTCTGCTTCATTTGCAGCAACAGCATCATACTATAATGGAAGTGTAATATCTGCTTCTTTTGCAACAAACGCAATAACAGCAAGTTACTTACTAGGAACAGTTACTGCTTCTTATTCAAATACATCTATATCAGCTTCTTATGCAGCAACAAGCTCTTACGCTACTTATGCATTATCTGCATCATATATAGATGTAGTAGATCAGACAGGTGGAACAGGTCCTTACTATCCATTATTTAGCGATGGTACAATAAACAATAGAATATATATTGATAGTTCTTTATATTCATATAATGCTACAACAAATACATTAACTGTAACAGCTTCAAGAGCAGTAACGGCATCTCATGCTTTAACAGCATCTTACTACAATGGAAGTGTGGTATCAGCTTCTTATGCTCAAACAGCATCTTTAGCACCAGGATACTTACCACTTACAGGAGGAACAGTATCAGGAGACTTAACAGTAACAGGAAATCTAACAGCACAGCAATATATAGTATCTTCATCTGTAACATATTTTACTGAATCATTCTCTTCAGGATCTACTAGATTTGGAGACACTTTAGATGATACACATCAATTTACTGGTTCTTTATCAGTAACAGGTTCTTTTCAAGTAAGTAACAATTCAGCAGTAGCA